TTTTACGAGACTAGCAATTGGCACTGTTGCAAAAGTAGCATCGCCACCTTTTGTACCGCCTAATGTTGAGGTAGCATTTGCTGTCCAAGTTTGAATATCTGGGGCTATAGTTAATTTATATGCAACCCCATTTAATCTTAGCACTTGATTTTTTACCAAAAAGATAGGAGAGTATCCATCATAACTAGCTGTTCCAACAGGATCACCTGTAACAGTAGATACTTTTCCTGTTCTATTGTAATCTGTCCAAAATACTAAGTGTGTTAATGCACCACTATTATCTGGGTCAGCTTTACCTGTAATATTTGCACCATCACCACCTGCAATTACTGCACCCATAACATTAAAGTTACGTCTTTGCCATTGATTTCTATATTCAAATGGCTTCCATACGGTTTCATCTGTTGGTTTTTTGCCAAGTTTAGATAAATAGGAGAAGAAAATCGATTCAGCTGGAGCTAATTGAGCTACTTTATCTGAAATCCCGAAGGTTCTTCTAATATTATCTGCATCTTGACCGCCAAATGTACCCGATGGAGTTGTTGTTATATGATCTACGTTATAAGCCATATTTATTACTCCTTAAGTTTTATAATATATTTTTAGAACTATCTCCAGAAATTAGTTCGTCCATAAAACCATGCACAGGATCTTTCGGTTGATTAGTTTGCCCAGATTGAACATTCATCGGTGTTGGCACCGACTGTGCTCGTTTTATCTGATTAAATGCGCGCGAAGGAGGTGGTGGCGCAGTCGTATTCTGTGTTTGAGGCTGATCAGTCATACCATTTTTATATTTAAAATAACCAACTAAATCGTCCATATTAATAGACTTTTCATTGCTCATCTCGCTTATAAACTCGTCTAACTTATCACCTAAATCATAGTTTGCTGCGACATATTCCCTAGCATTAGTTACTGCATTTTGCTCTCTAATAACATTATCTCTCTGTAAATTGACTTTTTCTAGACTATCTATTTTCTGGTCATACATCTCTTGGACCTTGGCAACTTGATACTGAGCAGATAATTGATTATACTGATTCATTGTATCACGCCAAGTTTCCACTTCGTCGAGATATTTAGCACTCTCTGAACTAGGATCACTATAAGCTTCTTCTCTGCTATACCCTCGGGGTAGTTCAGGCTTCTGAGGTGGAGGAGGAAATTCTTCTTCCTGCTTTTTAGCCTCTACTGGAGGTGTAGCTTGTTTTCCATCTAAATTCTTTACAGCTTCTGGGTTACTACGTAAGTAGTCTACCATAGGCATATATTGCTGGACTTCATTGAGTTGATTCTTAAGTTGGTCTGCTTGAGACTGCCAATAAGATGAACGTACTGATTCATTTTCTGGATTCTCTTGATCTATAGGTTGTAGAGGAGGTACTACTTCTGGAGTAGGCTCCTGATTAGCAATTTTAATTTGTTCTGAACGAACAGATTCTGCTTGCACTTCCTGTTTTTCATGAGGTAATCCTAATGCTTCTTCAAATGAGCCATCATCAGTAGGTAAAGTTTGGTCTAATTGCTTTTCAAACTCTGGAACCTCTTGTTGTGGGGTATCATTAGTAAATTCGTTAGCTTCCATTTATTTTTTTCCCTTTTTAGACTGCTTCTTAGATGCTGGAGAAGGTGAGTCGGCTTTTTCTTTTATTGCATCTCGTATTACTTTCTCAGTGGTAGCTAAGCTATCATCTAGTCTAGCTTCAAAAATATCAGCTGAAGCTTTCGCTTTAGTTTCTACTTTATCTAATCCAGTCTTGAACTTTTCTACCTCAATCTTCTGTTTCAGGTGAACATTTTCACGGGTAAGCGTTTGCATATCACCAGATAGATCTTTGATCTTCTCTGTCGCTTCTTCCATTTGTTGCTGTAACTGAGCGATTATATCTGTTCTTTGTAATACTCCTTCCATATCGAATATTTCAGTCTTTTTAAGGACTTCTTGTTGATCGATAAGGCCTTTTTCGTACGCGTCCATGTAAAATTCGAGTTCCGCATACCTATTAGACGGAAGTGTCGAACCAGAAACATAGACAACATCATACTTTCCTACTGTTATATCATTAACAACAGAAATTTCATTGGTGGCATCATCATACATCCTTTTATTTACTGCATATTCTGTCATAGAATTGTTAGGTTGTACTAGCCTAAATATCTTTTCTTCTTGATATAGTTCTTGCATTAACTGTATTGCAATTTGACCTAACCTTGTTAATGAACCTTCTATATCTGCGAGTTTAGATTTAATCTTTCTTTGCCCAAACTCATCCAAAGCTATTGTTGCTTTATAAGTTTGAGGAGCTGCAGCTGAATTACCTTGCATCATTTCATATAAACCTAATTGATGATCAATATCATTCTTAGCTGTTTGCTCGTTATGGTATAATTCATTGGGTAAAGGCGTAGGCTGAGCAACTACTGGTTGTCCCATATCAAAATCAACTTCTATTCCTACACCTGGTTGAGCCCATTTTTGTTCAAATTCTTGCATATCAACAGAACCTGCGGGTATCATTACTTTCATATTAGTAGAAGTAGTAGCATGCGCAATAATTAAGGATCTTGTCTTATTTATAAAGTCTTGTAATCCTTTTACCATTCTAACATCACTCATTGGATAAGGCGTACGCGTATGCAAGTTCATAATAGGAACTATTGGATACTTACTAGTTGGTAATGTTCTAGAATACAAATGTTTATCCCCTATAACTATACATTGTTTAACCTTACTAATTGATACGGGTACAACTTCTATCATTCCTTGTTCTACTAAATGAGCTTTAGTCATTTTATCTACAGCTGGTATTTCTAAAGCTAATCCAGCTTGTTTCATTGATTCTTCGTAAGCTTGCTCTACCATTTGAGTATTCTGCTCTCGAAGATTATTCAATGTTAATTCCATTCTTTCAGGAGCCATTTCTCCTAATTGAACAGCTTCTGTTAATAAAGTCTCTTGTTCGATATACTGAACTTCTAATTCTTCTCTTTGACGTTGTATATCTTCACCAATTGCTTTCTCAGCCACTTCTATTGCTTGTATTCTTTGCTGAGATTGATTTTCATCAGCAGCTTCTATGTCTGCACCTTCAAATACTTGACCATTTAATACACCAACTTCAGTTGATACATACCGCTCAAACTCTTCAGTGCTTAAAACAAATTCTTTACCAGAATACTTTTCATATAATCTATATTCATCTTCCTCAACTTTATAGTATCTTTCATAACCCCTTACATACGAGTCTCCACCATCTTCAGATTCAGTTGTAACATCATCTGGAAAGGTAATAGCCGTATCATCTACTCTACCAGTATCAATAGAATCATTAAAAAAGTTACCTTCAGCTGTACTAATAGCTTTTTTATAATCAGGATACATTTGTTTTACCTGATTCTTTGTAAATCTACGAGATATGATGATATTTTCTGCATCATCAAAGAAAGGATCTCTAGAATTAGGATCAACATATAGATCTAAAGGATCAACATCTGTAAAACAGACTTCACCTTTTCCATCATCAAGTTTAGGATCTTGATATACAAGTAATACGCCTAAACCAGTAACATAATAATCGTCAATAGCTTGCCTAATTGCTGTTCTTCCTTCAGAAATATCGTACATATATGATAAAAGTGCATTCAATACTTTTACAATACGAACGTCTGAATCCTCACGAGGAGAACACTTAAATGAAGGCCGATTGGCAGTGAGTAGAGCTTTTGCTGTTTCTACAGCAGGATGAATCCTATTTACAACTACAGGGGCTTGACCCCTAAGTTCCATAGTTTTAATCTGCTCGCTTGTCCACTGTCTACCTAAACGATATTCCTGATCTTCTCTTGCTTGAGTTGCCCAGTTTTCTCGTTTCCTACGATACAATTCAAATAATGTTTTAGTCTCTTCGGCTGTTTTGCTTGACGAACCTTTTTCAGCTTTGTAAGTTGCCATTATACCTCATAGTCTACCAGAGTAAATTAACACTAAAGTGTCATCCAATCAATGATTTTATTTATTGTTTTCTTTTCTGTGTCAGTAGGATCAAATTCTTTTAGTCTACAAGGCCTAGCACCTTCCAGTGAAGTCCATATAGCATCCATTATATCATCATGCTTACCTTTTGGATATGATAGGAACTCTGTTTGTGCATCTGTATCCTGTGGTCTAAAGTAAAATTGTCCTTTAGCTACCATTGGAACTAAAGATAATAATCGCTCTGACTTTCTATTTCGTGGCTTTACACCTTTTTCTAATCCAGGGATATATAAATTGTTATTTAACATCTTTTCTTTAACAGCAGTCCTTAATGCTTCCTGGTAAGCGACTGTTTCTATCTTCATCTTTTTGTGTTTGTATTTTTTAAATAGATCTATAATAATATCAGGTTGCTCATTAGGAGGACATCGCTTTCTATATATATCTATAATATACTTATTATTCTTATTATCTATCCCAATAGTAGCAGCAACAAAGAAATCAGCTCTCATAGATAAAGAAGACGCAGGGTCAACACCACCATATACTTCTATAGGTATAATCTTCTTTTCATCACCCACTTGCCTGGTTAAACAGCTTTGTCCATTAATCCTTTCATAATCATAATGATGCATTTTGATCCAATCAGGCTTAAAAGGTGCTTCATCAGGTGATTGTGATATATTCATATATTCCTGATAAAAACCATTAATATTACCTACGGATGCATATTCCTCTTTTATAGCATTAATTCTTTCATGTGGAAAACGTTCGGGCCATATAGGCTCCCCATCATCATCTATTATGGAATACCACAATGTAAACCAAGCAGAAGAGTCTTTTGCCCAATAAAGAAAGCAATCCTCTGATATTACTGTTCCAATCATTATTATTCTACCTTCATCAGCCAACGATGGAATCACAGCTTCTGTCATCCATTTCCTGTTTTTAGCACGTGCTTCAGGTGTATACGCATTTAATTCAGACTCAAAATCATCAACTATGATGGTAGTAGGTCTGGTGTCTCCTTCAATGAACCCTCTAACTCTTTGTCCTGTACCAACTGCAACAATACGCACTCCATTAGCAGTAACTACATCTGTAGCTGTCCATCTAGATGATGTAGTCGGACCTAAATCACCGAATATATTCTTAAATGGTTCTGAATGGGTTAAATGGTATTTTATTCTAGACAAAAAGTTAATAGACTGAGCCTGGGACTCAGAAACTATCACTATAAACTCCTCCTCGTCGTCACGTTTAAAAGCAATCTTGTGTAATGGTAAAAGAAGAGAAGTAACAGTTGATTTGGCTGTTCCCCGAGGTGCCGCTATTAAGACCCTCCTTTTACTTTTATTCTTGAGTGCTCTATATATTTCGTGATGAAAGGGAGGGGTGGTTTTACGGAGGGCTGTCGGGAAACATATTCTTCCAAATAAGGCTATGTTTACCTGTAGCTTCTTTAATGCTTGTTTCTTTTCGTAGATTTCTTCGTAGTTTTCGATGACTTATTCTTCTTTTTCTTGTATTGGTTTCTCTTGTACCCCATTAGACAATTCTACCTTTTCTTTAGTTCCGATTAATACTGCCTCCTCTTCAGCTATCTCATCTAGAAGCTTTCTAGTAGCAGTGGCTTGCAGTGTATTAGTTGTTTTTACAATAGTCTTGTCTCTCATACCTAGCATATCTTGTATATTCTCTATAACACGCAAAAAATTAGTAATATCCTTCTTTTGCTCTGCCATCCCCTGTGCTTTTGACAAAAGATCTATTATATCTCCCTCTCCATAGCCCTTTTCTGCCAATAATCCTTTTAATTCGTCTTTTACCATACTTTTAAACTCCTGAGTTTTCATCCAGCGTTTCATTGTACGCTTTTTATTTGTTGTAGCGTCTGGAAATGCTACTTCTATTGCTAAATCTGCCTTAAAACATGTAGAATAGGCTAAAGCTAGAGCTCTCCATTCTTCTGATCCCTTCCGAACTTCGAGTTGAGGCTTCCCACTAAGCGTATTATTAGTGAGCCTACCTTCTGTGCTAAAATCAGGAGCGGCATACTTAGGAGCATAAAAAGTATAACCCCAAGGAACCCGAATATATACATTATCGACACCATTCTTTGCTTTATACTCTTTCCTTTGGATAACTTCTGCAACATAGTTATCATCACTGAGGGCATATTCTCCGACTTTCGCTTTATGCCATTGTTTATACGGAATAGATTTAGCATCAGCTTCCTCCTTAGTGTAGATATTATAGCTAACTTTACCTTTGTCTTTATGTCTTATTGATATTTCGTACACGAGCGTGTCATTTAAGGTTTATCGCAGTTCAAAGTGGGGAAAATCGTCGAATTTATTGTCATTCACCTGGAAGTCCATATCCCAGTCACCGCCCCATCTTAGTAGTATCCCCATAGATCTGGCTGTAGCGAGTACATAACCCGCGAATAAGGTTTGACGCTCTCTATCTTTCCAATCTAAAGGATATGGAGTAACGTCTACTGCAAGAGACTTGCCATTAGGCTCAATAACATTGTGGTTGCTTTTAGGATATTTAAACTTAGACTTCTTTTCGGCATACATACGATCTTGCTTCTCTTTTGTACGTATACCCTCTAAAACGGAGCAATCAATTGTTTTGATTACTTCATTGAATACCTTTTGTAAGTCTTCATGACAAGTTTCAAGTCTTGCTGTACTACTTTTTCCGTATCTTGGCATTAGTTCCTTTTAATAAGTTACGCCTAACATTATCTATACTCACAGATCCCTTAGCAGGTTCCCCTGGTGTAGTTGTCTTAATCATAGTGTCAGTATACTTAGGCATCGCGTCTTATTTTATATGTTAATGAATACAGTCTTATTAACCTAGACTACAAAAACAAAAAAAAATTAAACGACGTGTTGTTGTAGTGTGTGGTTCGCAGAAATTTACATCTTTTTAGGTATAAAGTCAATAGCATTTCTAAAAAAATATTCTAGAATGGGATTACGTGATATACACAATCCCCTACCCCTCGGATTCTACGGCGTGGGTTGCCTCGCCAGGTTGAATTCCAGGAGGGTAGTGAATTGATTACGCTTCACTCATTGCATTCGTTGCGCTTGCCCTTGCAAGCTGTGGC